TTCCGGTACGTGGATCTGTTCGGCTCCGGCCGGGCCATGATCGCCAAGGGGTTCGAGGCCTGGGCCGGAATTTTCAGCCCTGACGGGGACACCTGGCACGCCCTGGGGAAGGTCAAAGAGGAACGCAAGGTCCACCGGATCGCGGCCTCGGAGCGGCTGCAGGCCATGGCCGCTGCCGATGACTTCCTGCGCACCCACGAGACGGACGGGGCGGCCAAGAAGACCAAGCGCTGGCTGGACGAACCGGCCACGTCGCGCCAAGTCGAGATGCTGGCCCGGCTGGGCTACGTCATCGAGCAGGACCTGCTCGGGGCAAGCAATTTCACCAAGTACAGTGCGGCCTGTCACTACGAGTTCCAGCTCTGCCGGGCGGCCATCGAGCGGGCGTTGGGGGTGGCGGCGTGAGCCTGTTCATCAACTCCGGAAAGATCATGCACCTTGACGTCGAGGGGAAGCCTGCTTGCGGAAACGGCGGTCTTCGCACCGTCAAGACCCAGGATCTTTCCAAGGTGACCTGTAGGGGATGCCTCAAGAGCAGCGCCGCGAGAAGCGATGAAGCAAAGTTTCAATCCAACCTCGCCGCCGCCGCCCCGGATCTGCTGAAGGCCTTGAAAACTCTTCTCGCCCATCCGGGGCGTCTAGGCCCAGTCGAGATGGCCAGAGCCGCTATCGCCAAGGCGGAATCACGGTCATGAACCTCCCTGCTCTCGCCACCAAGCTCCAGGAGCTGGGCATCATGGGTAAGGCGTTTGTGGACCTGTCCCGCGACGAAGCTGTGGCCTTGGTCGAAGCCTGCTGGGGCATCCTCGAGCAAACCGACGCCCGGCGCATGCCCTACTGGCGCGGCCCGGTGCGTGGGGCTGTCGAGCGCGAGCTGTGCGTCCCCTTCGATTCCCCAGACACGTTCAAGACCTGGCTGCATGAGGACGGCTGGCTGCGCATGTACCGGCTGCTGGAGATGATGGGGGCCGAGCCTTGCGAGTTCCGGCGCTACCTTGGCCGGGACTGGATGGAGCGCATGAAGAAGCGGACGCAGTTCAAGCATAACCCGTGCTGCCCGGTCTGCGGCGGTGCGATCAACAAGGAGAAGGCAGCATGAGCAACGCGGCATTGAAGATCGTGGAGGGCGGGAAGTGCACCAAGGGACGCCCCAAGAAAGAGGAAATCGAGTCCCTGCGCAAGGAGACGGTGGATAAGCTCCAGGCCCTGGGCGTCCTCGATGAGGTCCAGACCTACGCCGGCAAGAAGGGCTGGGGCGGTCCTGACCGCTGGAACACGTCCCATTGCCTCAAGCTTCTGAAGCGCGGCCGGGACTTGGCCGGAGTCCCTCTCTGTGAGTGCGGCAAACCCGCCAGGCACTTCGGGGACAAGGACGACCCCTGCGCCCTCTGCGATGACTGCCACGCCAAAGATGGGGCTCTGGGCAACGCCCCTGAAGTAGACCCCACTGAGCGAGAGTACCGTGCCCTTTTGGCTGGGGCCACGTTTGAAGGAGAGGCCACCCTCCCCGCCGTCTCCCTCTACTTCCGGGATCAGTTCATCCTTGCCCGCGAATCCTGGGTATTCCCGTACCACTCCGAGGTGGTCCTCTGGGAAGCTTGTCTCGCAGCCCGGGCCGAGGCAGACCGGTATCGGGGCCTTCTGGCCCTGGAGCAAGAGAGCATGGACGGCGTGCTCGGCCCCCTGAAGGCCATCACCAGCGATCCCGAGTACCGGGCCACCATGAACGACATCATTTTCATGGTCACCCTGGACCACGGCCGCCCGATCCGCGACTTCCACGACAAGGCCAAGACCTTGATGGTGGACGCCTTCAACCGCGACGAGCCCAAGTACAAGGGCACCGTGAAGCTGATTTTCAAGACCGCCTATGACGCCAAGCCCTCGGACAACGAGGGAGCAGCCTACACCGTAGAGGTCAAGGAAGAGACTCCCCCCTTCGTCTCCGGGGGCAGGCTTTACCACGACAAGAAGGGCAACCTGCTCAAGGCAGGAGAGGTCTACCAGGCGCTCCCGCTGGGACAGGCCGGGAACGACAGTCAGTAGCCATGGCCGACTTGAGCGCCCCTGACATCGCCGCAGCCCTTGGCAGGTCGGTAGCCTGGGTGTACCGCCATAAGCGTGCGCTGGGCGGCGTCCAGGCTATCCCCCGTGGGGCCGTCATGTTCCCTGACAATTACAGAGAGAGATTGGAGAAATACAATGCCGTACAAGCAACCGAACGGCAGGTACCGAGCGTCGAAGATGATAAACGGGAAGCGGCGACAACGCGTCTTCCGCACGAAGGGCGAAGCCACCAAGTGGGAGGCCTCGCAAGACGCCGAGGTATGGGAACAGGAAGATCGGCCGACCGTCACTGTAGTTGATCTGTCCAACGCCTACTTGGATTACGCCAAGGAGAGATATGTCAAGTTCACGTATCAGGAGAAGGTAAGGGCGTTTCGCAACTTGTACTCGTTCGTTCTCCGCGAGACGCCGGCAGAGAGCATCGACCCGCGTCTCATCCTGGATGCCCTGCGGCATCGGGCCAAGGGAAGTGCCAACGAGGCCAATAAGGACCGGAAAAACCTGTCAGCTGCCTGGGCCTGGGGCCACGACTACCTGGCCCTTTCGGACCGAAACCCATTCAGGTCGATCAAGCGTTTCTCCTACGATGCGCGAGAGCGGCACATGCCCACCGAGGACGACTTCTGGAAGGCCCACGCAGCGGCCAGCCGGGAGGACCAAGCCTTTCTGCTCACGGCCCTGCACACGGCGGCCAGGCGTGGAGAGTTGTTCCGCCTGACCTGGCCGGACGTGGACCTGGCCCAGGGCCGTATCAGGCTGGCCACCCGGAAGACCAAGGACGGAAGCCTGGAGTATGCGTGGCTTCCCATGACACCACAACTACGCCGGGCGCTTGAGGATCACGGCAAGATCAAGCGGTCCATGTTCGTGTTCAGCCAGGAAGACGGCCAGCCGTTCACCTCGCGGCAACACTACATGGAAAGGCTGTGCAAGCGTGCCGACGTCAAGCCCTTCGGCTTCCATGGCATCCGTCACCTGACAGCTTCAATCCTGGCTAAGGCGAATGTGGACATTCCCACCATCCAGGCCATCTTGAGGCACAAGAGCCCGAACACCACGGCGCGGTACATCCGGTCGCTGGGGTTTGTGGACAACACGCTTGCCGTGGTGTTCGGTGAGCAAAAAGACAGCCCCCGGACGGGTAGGTCCGAGGGCTGATTTTGAGCGATTTACCCCTGATTTTACCCCAGGTGTGATCGCTTTTGGCTAAAGTTGGCGTCCCCAAGGGGATTTGAACCCCTGTTAACGGCGTGAGAGGCCGTGAACGCCGCCCGGCGCATACCGGTTTATGCGGCTCCCAGTCTCATCTAAAGACGTCTACGGGCAACAATCAACGTCCATTTTACCCCTGATTTTACCCCTGCCGAATCGCCTCATTTCCATGTGCTACTCGTGGCGGCTACGGCGTCAGCACCACCGCCGCTTCTGCCGGGGTAAACCCTCCGTACCCCTTGGACGCCGCGTAATTGATGTAGCCCTGTACGACGGGGTTGGTTAGGTCGATCATTCCGCCCGGCGTGGTGTTCGTGCGCCAGATGATGACCTGCATTTGCGGGTCCGTCGCCGCTGCGGTCTGAAACCCGGCAAGTTGAGCATCGGTGAACCGCTCCAGGAACGCGGCCAGGGGAATGGATGTTGGTTTCGGAGCGGCAGGCGGGTTGTCTATCCCCTGCCGCCAGGCCGTGACGGTGGGCATATCCGCAGGATTGTAGAGCGCGTGGTTGTTACCGTTGCCGTCCGTGTAGACCACCGTCGGGAATCCCTGGATATTGGGCATGTACGCAACGCACTGGTCATGTCCGGTGATCACCGCGCCGGACGTGCCGAAGATGGCCAAGAAAGCAATCGAAGCCGCGTTGTTCGGGTCGTGAAGAAGCGTGTATCCTTGGGCCATGGCTTAGTACCCCATCGCGCTGAAAGGTTTGGCTTCGGTTTGTCCGGCCCCTCCGGAACCACCCGTACCCCACCGACCAGAACCGCCAGCGCCCCCTGGGGCCGTTAGGTTCGGCGTGCCGGTGAGTGTGCCTTCATAGTAAAGCCCCACCTTTCCACCTCCGGAGCCACCACCACCAGGATAGTTGTATTGCGTATCTGACTCGCCGGGCATCCCTGGTGCCGTCAGGAGATGCCCTGATGTGAGCGAGACAGGCCCTCGAGAAAATACCAGTAAAATTCCTCCTGTGCCGTTTGATGCGGGGACATTATTCCCGGAGGGATTCCCGGCCCCTCCAGATGTCGCGAGACCACCGACGCGCCCTCCATAGCCGCCCCAAGGATCTGGTGAGATATTCCCGCTTCCAGCAGAGCCTGAACCACCCCCCCAAACTCTCCCAGGACCAGTGAAAAGCCCTAGTTGGCCGCCCCCTCCAGATTCCCCCCCAGCTCCAGGGCCATTCGTACCTGCGGTCCCGGAATATCCCGTCGTGGTAGAGCCGGCAGTGCCAGACAGGCCAAACACAGCAGCGCCACATCCGGCTGCCGAGATGATGGCTGTGCCGTTCCCCGGCCATGCGGTCGGGTTGGCCTGGATGTCTCCCATACCGGGATAGCCCAAAGCCAAGAGCGTGGGGTCGAAGATGAAGAAGTTGTTGGCTGCGATCCACGCCTGGAACTGTGCCCATGAGGTATTTTTCCCGGTAAACACCGCATTGGGCGGGATCAAAATGTCCTGATTAAGCCACTTTGACGAACCAGCCGCACCACCGGGAGCAGTAATGACGCCGCTCGCACCCATGGTGAGTGAATCGCAGAGCAGGATTCCGCCTCGGCAGCGGTTGCTGAAGCCAAGCGTCGAGTTGACGGTCAGGTTTCCGACCTTGAACACCTGGATCGGCCCGTCCTGCACGGTGGGCAGGTTGGTCGCAGAACTGATGGTCAGGGGTTGCTGCCCCTGCCAGTAGTTGTAGAGGTTGAACAGGTTCGCCAGAGACTGCGATGAGTTGAGGCCCAGGCCGGGGGCGAAGGGCATCTGCCAGGGAGACAAGGGCGTCAGGCTTTGCTGAGCACCAGAGGGAAGAAGATCGTATCCCATATTTTCCCCTTAGAAGGCGGCCAGGCCGTCGGCCAGAATCCAGACGTATTTGCCGCTGGTCGGGGCCACGCTCAACTGCACCTGCAGGACGGTCCCAGGCGCTACGTTGTAGGGAATGCCTCCGTTGAAGGCCGCCAGGAGATCCACGAAGGAATAGGCGAAGTTTCCGAACGTGGCCGCCAGGTTGATGGCGATGGGCGTATAGATCGGGTAGGAGACGCTGCTTACCGACTTGAACAACTGGATGTAGTTCGTCAGCGTGGGGTCGTTGGAGACGGCTATCAGCCTCCCGACCTTGTAACCACCCTCAACAGGTGGGGTCGCACTCAAGTTTGCAGACGGACCCGTAAGAAGAGTTGTCAGGGTCGTGGTGGAAAGCTGAATTCCGATGTCAGCTATCCCTGCGTTGGGCAGGTTCGGGTTTCCCTGGGCCATGTGCGTTGTCTCCTATGCGGTAAAAAAGTTGTCGTTCAGAAAGAGGATAGCGCCCACCGGGTTCTGGCTGGTGAGTACCAGCGTCTTGTTTCCGCTCCCGTCCGTGGTCACGCTCTTGGTAATGGCGCCCCCGGCCACGGCGATCTTGGTATTCAGTGCCCCGAGGGAGGTGTCTCCTACATCGGCCGCCACCACGCCGCCGTTGGTCAAGAGCGCCTGGTTGAAGCTGTTGACGGCGTTTTCGACGCTTTCCCGCGTCAGGCCGGAGTTTTTGAACGTGCCGCTGGGGGAGTCCCACACGAGGTAGTAGTCCGTCTCTTGGACGGGCAGCTGGCTGAAGGCGTTCCCGCCGATCCCGTACAGGTTGTCCACGGTCCAGATGGTGTTTCCAAGCGAGTCGGTGAGGACGAGTTTCCCCGGGCCGCTCCACCAGATGTCCGCCTGGCCGTTGGGGTCGAGAACCACCGGCCAAGCGTTCGCCGTGCTTAGGTTCGGGCCATTGTACGTGGTCATGGGAGTGGTGGTCTGCGCTTGGTAGGCGTAGACCATGCCGCCTTCGAGCACGTCCCCGTTGAGGTCCAGCCCCTGAAATTTCGGGTGCAGGAGCATGATGTAGCTGATGCCGGTGGACATTTATTGGGCTCCTCTTGCGGTTGCGCTCAATTTTCCATAGAGGATAAGAGGGGACGGGAGGTACGCGCCATGCTGCTGTTCGATGATACGAAGAAGCTGGAAAAGGCCCTTGGGCCTGAGGCGGCGGAGGTGCTTGCGAAGCTCTTCGAGTCGCAGGACGAGGCGATGCGCAAGGATTTGGCCACGAAGGCCGACCTTGCGCGTGAGATGGCGGCAACGAAGGCCGATCTGGAGCTTAAGCTGGCTGAAACCAAGATCGAAATTATTAAGTGGGTTGCCGGGCTGCTCCTGGCTCAGACTGCCCTGCTCGCGGCACTCATGAAATTGATGGTCCACTAGTATCTTTCTCCTTGCGCCGCTTGCCAGGGGGCGTATATGGGCGGGAAATGGGAGGTGGGATATGAAGAGGGTCATAGGGCTGACAATTATATTCATCGTTGCCCAATCCATAATATATTGCCTGTTTGGAGGCCCAGCCACGCTTCCACTTTCAATCATTGGCTTTTCCTTGTATCTATCATTCTTAGACGCCCACACACCAAGATAATTAATACGGTGATGGAATGTTCTTACCCATTTGATACATGGCGTTTCCCCACCCCGGAGTAAGACTCGGTGCGCTCCCTGCAAGTGCTTGATAGATTAGGTTGTTGACTACTTCAGGATTAGTCATTGCTTTTGCGGTAAGGTATTTTGAGGCAGGTACTGCCGCCGCAGTTGCAAGAGTTCCAGCTGCGGAAAGAGGATGCCCCGAGTCCAAAAACCCAAGAGCTGCCGCAGCCCCCGCCGCCCCGCTGTTCACAAGGGCCTGATATGCCAAGTTTCCGCCCGTGCCGCTGGTGTTCGCCTGTGACCCCAGGGCTTTCATGTACCCTGCTATCCTAGCCATTTTCATGGGGTCGCCCTGGTCCCACCCGAGTATCTGCTTCGTGGCATCATCCACGCCAGCCCAGTTGGTCCCGAAGGTCGCCGGGCTCACTGCGTCTACGAGCGCGTTCTGAACGCCCGGACGAGCCTGCCCCATCTGACTCAGGAGGGTGGCCTTAAGGTCTCCGGAAAGGCTTTCGGGGAAGGTCCCGAGGAGCTTCCCAATGTAGTCGCCCGAGGTGTTCTTATTGCTCAAGGCATTCGCAACCGTTGTATAGGCTGCTCGTGGGTCAGGTGCAGACTTTATGGAATCCAGCACATCCTGGATGCCTGTAACGCCATTGTTTGGGCTGCCACGGTATGCGCTATACATTGAGTTGGCGTTGTCCCAGGCGTTCCGTGCTTCAGGCCCGGCGCTGGTAAAGGCGTCCCCGAGATCTTCGGACAAAGCCCCCCACAACTGCTTTTGGTAGGAAAGGGGGAGATCATCGGCATTCCCATTGAAAACCTTCCCGATCAATGTCCGCAGGTTTTGGGCAGCAGCAGCCGGGATAGCTGGCGTTGATGTCCCGGGCTGCGAAGGCACCATGGGGTTTCCGTCCGCACCCAAGATGATGCTTGCGGGAATGTCGGGGGTCTTTATTGAGGCATCATAGTCCTTCATGAAGGGAAGTATTTTTTGCGCTACCCGGTCTTCAATGGGCAACTTGCCTCGGAATTGATTGAAAAATGCATCCGTAGCCGGGGTAGGGATATTACCTTGCGGGAGCTGGCCCAGCGTGTCGTTGAAAATATCTCCGAACATCTGCTGGTGTCCGGCCTCAAGCTCCGGGACTGCCCGTTGAAGCATGGCCCCCATTTGGTCCGGAGTTCTTACCGTTCCGAACCCGGAGGCTGCGTTGTAAAGGCCATTCTGGAAGGCCCCCACGTTGGCACCATCTGCGGTGGCCATGACGTTTCCGGAGAAGGGAGCCTTGCGAAGCGATTGGCCCATGTTCGCCGAATTTGGGTTCACAAGGTCGGCGGTAGGGACGCCGCCTATGGACGTGATGTCGTCGAAGGCCTGCCGGGTGGCGGGGTCTGTCCATCCTTTGCCGAGGGATAGGAACGTGCGGAACGGCGAGCCGGCTGCTCCAATGGCTTTCCCAATGTAGGGGGCAACAACGTCCATGGACCCCGGGGCCACGGTGTTCCAGGCGGCGTCCTCCACTGCCTTCCCGGCTTGCGTTCCGATCGAGTTGTCTGCCACCGGCTGCCCCGTCAGCCTCCGATAAATGTTCATCCCCTGGTCGTAGATGTTGCCGCCGATTGCGGCACCGCCGCCGCCAGCCGCATAAAGGGCGGCAGGGGCAACCGCGAGATCTGCGCCGCCGGTGGGAGTGGCAGCGGCGGCAATCCCGCCGCCAGCCGCAAGCATCCCGGCAGCCTGGCCTATCCCCGTGGCGACAGGACGCCAGGTGGAATCGGTCTTAGCTTGCGCCTGAAGAGTTTTCCAAGTCTCGTATTTGGCCTGGAGACCTGCCGCATCCTGAGGGGTTATGTTGGCGGGCACAGTGATGGCCGTGCCGTCGTTCATCATCAAGTCCATGGTCCCCGCGTCACCGGACGCCGGGGCCATAACCGAATCCGTCCCAGACCCATCGGCGTTCACATAAGGCATTAAGGCACCTCCATGAAACTCTGTCCGTCGGGAGAAAGCTGGACACGCCTCCCCGTGGGCGTCCCGGGAGGAGAATTGTTCACCGCCTGCCGCATCTGATTCCCCTGGTCGCGCACGTCGCTCCACATCTTCAGCACGGCCTTGTTCTTCTGCGTGAGCTCGGGGTCGTTCGAGGTGTAGGTGTTCAGGGGGATGGCCGCGGCGTCGAATGCGCGGCTGTTGGAGTCCATGACCGGGCCGAGGACGCTCCTGATCTCTGCGCCGTCCATGCTGGCCCCGGCATTCGCCTTGCCCACCAGGGACATCAAGGCTTCGGAGATCCGCTGGCCACCGGCCATCTGGTGCATGGACCCCAAGACTTCCTGGCTTGTTAATTTGGACAGGTCCGTGGCGTTCGCACCTCCATCGATGATCCGTTGCTTGGTCGCAGGGTCAAGAGGAAGCATGTCACCGTATGCGCTCACGACCTGCCCGAGAATTTGCTTTGCTCCACCGGTCATGCCGCCCGCGTCGGCCTTCTGGAGGATCTGGCCTAGCCGCAACTGGCGTTCGGCAAGAGCCTGGACGGCTGCAGGAGCGGCGGCGAGTTCGTCCTGCTTCTGTTTCTGCTCCCCGAGGGCCTGCGCTTCCTGTATCTTTGCCTGCTGGATGTCTTGAGGGGTCTGGAACGTCCCGGCGTCCTTCTGCGCCTGAATCTTCCCCTGCTCCGTCCCCTGGGAAGTCGCCTGGGCGATAGGCCCCGCTCCCTGCTCCTGGGCCTGCACCTTGGCCGCCTCGGTAAGCGCCGTCTGGTACGCGGCAGCCTGGGCGGCAATCTCGGGATGTGCCGCCTGGATCATCTTCAACTCCGTGTTCGCCGCCTCAGCCACGTCGGGGTACATGGCAAGCTGAGGCTGAGCCATGACCCGCGCGAGCATCCCGTTGGGGTTCATGAAATGGGAGATGCCGGGAGGGGCGTTCTGCCAGGCAAGAGGGTTTGCGCCCGGGCCCTGGCCCTGCGGGACTGCCGGTCCGCCAGGCGGTTGCGCGTACCAGGGAGTTTGGCCGCCAGCCTGAGGAGCTGCCGGCTGGCCTGTGGGTTGACCGGGAGGCTGCAAATACCAGGGCTTGCCGGCGCTCTGGTCAGGTGTGGATCCCGGAGTCGGGGAAGCGCCCGGCGAAGGCATGTCGGAGGCGATGTTGCCGCCCTGGGCAACCTGGACACCCTGAGCGGGAGGCATCACCGCCGCGTTGATCATGGCCGGGGTGAAGTTCTTGCTGCCCGTCTCGATGGGGATCATGGCCTGCATCATCTTCGAGCGGACCTGCGGGTCCGAAAGATCAATCGGAGCGTTCGGGTCTACGCCCATGCTCTGAGCAACTTGCTGGATGTACGCAGGCGTGTTGTTCTTGTCCGAGGGGGGCGCGTACCTGGATACCACCCCGGCCACGGTGTTGATGCCGTACTTGCTGCCGTAGGTGGCAAGCTGGTTGGACATGGCCGCCAGCCCGGAATTCATGTCCGGGAAGGTCTGGAAGCCAGTGCCGTCCGAGGTGCGCAGGTTGCCGGGATTGTTCTGCCTGAGCCAGATTGGCGCCGCAGCCGGCGCTCCACTCGGGTTGGTCTGGGCAGCGGGCGTCTGGGCACCCTGGGGAGGTGCGGCAGGTACGCCGGCTCCGGGAGCCTGAGGTTGCTCACCGGTCGGAACAGGCTGCATCAGGTCGTACCGCTGCTGGCCAAGCTTGAGCGCGAGCTGCTGTTGCTGCTGCCCGATCATCTCCTTTCCGATCTGCATGACCAGGTTCGGGTCGTACCCCTGAGCTGCTACACGCTGAATGGCGGCCTGCGTGCTCGCCGGATCCTGCGGGATGCCGTATTGCGCAATCTCAGCGGCTACGGCCTTCTGCGCACCGAGGGCGTACTGCTGTTGCTGCGTCTGCTGGTTCTGCTGATTGATAAGCGCCGCCTGGTACAACGTGTTCCCGAGGTTCGGGGACTGGATGTTGACCGGAGTCGGCGCACTGAGCGGCATTATGGGCATTACAGACATGGTATGTCCCTACTGCTGCGGGTTCGTGGAGCTGGTGAAGTACGCCATGGGGTTGTAACCAAGATTGGAGTTGACTATCGTATTACCTGCGGCCATTGCGGGCACCGGGCTATACGTGTTGTTGTATCCGCTGCCGCTCAGGGCGTTCTGGAGGAGGTAGTTGTTCATTCCGGAGTTCACGGAGTTGCCCACGCCCGTGATCCCGCTATTCAGAGAGGAAGCGCTGTTGGTAGCACCCTGGGCCTGCGCATTACCCGAGTTCGTGGAGGCCCCTGTGATGGCATTCAGATATTGCGTGAAGAGGCTGTTGATGTTGTTTGTTTCGCCCGTCACCACCCCGGCCTGGTTGTAAGCCGAGTTCGCAACGTTCTGAGCGGTGCTGAGGTCCGCGCTTCCCAGGTTGTTGTTGACGTTGGTAATGCCGCCCGCAACGGTTGTCCCCAGACCCGCTAAGCTTGTGTTCAGTCCGGCGATGCCCTGCGCTGCGGTCATATTGGCGTTGCCCACGTTATTCACGGAAGGCTGGCCCGCGTTGATGGCGTTGGTTCCGTAGCCCATCCACTGGCTCAGGGAGTTCGTGGCGTAGTTCTGCCCATACTGCTGTTCCGCCGCCTGCTGACCACCAGAGAAAAGGTTACCGCTGGCTGCCGCCCCTCGGTCCAAACTCGTCAAGCCCTGGTTGTAGTTAAACTGGTACCCGGGCGTATTGGTAATGCTGGACGGGTTTGCGAGGAGATTCTGGACCAGGGAATTTCCTGCGTTGTAGGTCTGGACGCCGGGGTTGTTCAGGTTGGTGACGTTGTTGACGGCGGTGTCATAGGCCTGGATGCCATTATTGAGGGCACTCACACCATTCGAGTAGGCGTCATTCCACGATGGCAGACTGCTCGATATGTCGCCGTAAGCTTGGTCACCTCCCGAATAGAGGGCGTTGGTCGCGGCCTGGTCCCAGCTTGAGGCGAGGCCCGCGCCGCTTTGCGTATTGGAAACCAGGTTAGGCAGAAGGGATTGCCATGACTGGATATTCTGGTCCTGGGCCTGCGACTGATCGTCGGCAGCCTGCTGGGAGGCGCTGGAGCCATTCAAGCCGCCGACCAAAGAGCCCACGCCCGAAGCGACGCCCCCGATTGCTGCGCCGATACTCATTGCAGGACCTCCGCGTGGAGCGAGTCAAAAGGTTTGATACCCCTGCGTTCAAGAGATTTACGCAGGGAAGCGTGCCCCCACCTGGTGCCGATGGTGAACACGTGGGCCCCCCGCTCCCTCGCCCAGGTCCGCATGTGGTCCAGCAAGCGCAAGAACCAGCGCGTCTTGGCCGGGCCGTCCGGAAGCGACGGCAGCATGTGCCACATCAGTTCAGTGGCCATCAGGGTATGCCGGTTCAGGTGGTAGGGATGCAGGACAGCGACACAGGCGCCGGCCACCTGTCCATCCAGATCCACCACGGACACCAGAGCCTCCGGGCTGGGCAAGAGGGAGGTGAAGAGATCGCGGACGGTGTCCTTGTCGATCCCAAGCCCGTGGCCGCTCCAGTGCATGGTGGCGTCGCATTCCATGGAGAGCTCGAGGAGGGCCGGGAGATCGGCAAGCGTGGCCGGGCGGATCATGACAGCACCGCCCCGGTGGACATGGCGATCCAGTTGGTCCCGTTTGATATGTACGGGCCAGCTCCGGCGCTGGCGTTCGTGACCAAAATCATCTGCCAGGCATGGCTTGAGGCGGCGGGAACGTTGGCCTTCAGATATTGAGGCAGCGGGACGGCAACGCTCAGGGCGGTATCGAAGGCCTGGACTGAAGACATCTGCGATTCCAGGGTCGAGACAGCAGAGGCCGTGCCGGTATACTCAGTGTTCAGGGCCGCAATCTGGGTGTTCAGGTTCGCGTTGCTGGGCGCGATGGCGTTCCCTAGCCGGGCGTAGACGGCATTGAGCCAGGACGCCCACGGCTGGGAGATCGTCCCATCCGGGTTGAGCAGCGGGGATCGCATGGGAGGGGCCGAGAGGGCCGCGATATTGGTAGTGTCAGCCATCAGGATATCCCCGGGTTCATCTCAGCGTAAGCGCCCACGATGACGACCGGCACCGGGTCGGTGATCCTGACCCGGAATTGGCGGCTCCGGAAGCTGCCCAGACGTCTCCAGCGGGCGCGCGCCGTGTACTGGCCTATGGCTCCCAGGCTGACCCAATTTTCGTTGCTCCAGTTGTTCCCGCCATCGTCTGACCACTGCAGAATGGCCTGAGGGTTTCCGCCCAGGACCATGCCGGGCCCGGGAGTCTGACCCTGACCTCCCGGGAGTCCCACGCCCATCTGAAAGTCCACCGTGAGGGACTTCATGGAGATGCGCTTGTTTTCGTTGGAAAGCGGGGCCGATGTCCGGATGCGCTCGATGGTCTTCCCATCTTCCGTGTAGGCGGTCTCGGAAAGCTGGTAGAGCTTGCCGTTCGCCTCATCACCGACGATGTGCATACCGTTGAAATAGGCGTGGCAGTTCGCCCTCCAGCGTCCTTGGCCGAAGCTCTTGCGACGGTGCCACATCTGCGTGGAGCAGTCGTAAACCCACGTCACGCCCTGCGTGGGGAAAGTAAGCACGTAGAAGGTGTGGCCGCCCTGGACGTAGGCGAAGGCTTGGGCGTCCGAGGTCACGGCGTATTGGCCAATCAGGTACTCAAGCGGACGGGTGGAAACGATCTGAGGCTGGAAGCCGTTCGCCCGGACCACCTGAAGCTTGTCCGTCAGCCAGAAGGCCGTGTTGTCCAGGACGGCCACGCTGGCCCGCGCGCCACAACCATGCTCGATGAATATGCCACTGATGGGCGAGAGCGGGAACGTGGGAGCCGCGGCCCCGGTGTCGTACCAGACTTCCGTGGAAACCTGGCCGAAAAGCCAAAGCTCGCGGTGGCACATGAGCATGGCCACGATGTTGTCAGGCCGGCCCATCTTCGAACTGTTCGTGATGCCATCCCAGGTGGACCCATTGTTCAGGGCGCTCAAGTAGAAGAAGTTGCTGTTCGGCTTGGTCACCACGAAATAGCTGTCGAAATACTCGACCTGGTTGGCGCCAGGGAAGTTGGCGTTGACGATCTGGGCGAAGGTTCCCCCCGAGAAGGTGTAGAGGTAACCGTTCGCTCCATCGGCAAGGATGATCTGCACGCCCATGTTCTGAGCCATGGACACCTGCCCGGTGGACGTGACGAGCGTCCCCAGGTTCGTCACAGCCCCGGCCGAGGTCACTTGGTAGAACCCGGGCCCGCACACGGCGTAGAGGTTTCCATCCCCCCCCACGAGCAAGCCCCGCACCTGTCCGCCCGTCGCGCTCAAGGTGGCCCATGCGACCATTCCGGGAGTGCCGACCAGGGCCACGGGGCTTTTGCCGCCCGCATCGTCCTTGACCGGGAACAGGTTCACCAGGTCCTGGCCGTCCCAGTAGGAGGACCGGCCGGTGTATGCGGGGCCTATGAATCCGGGGACGTTCACAGGCCGGTCCTCCAATCGAAGTGGCCGCCGCCGTAGGTCCGGGAGACTGTTCCCACGTAGTCCGAAGACAGGAGCGGCACGGCCTTCCCGTTGTAGCCCTTGATGGCCTTGAGGCTGTCCGCCGCCACGGCCTTGACCTCGGGCGTCGTCTGGACTCCCCACTCGGGAGCCAGTTCAATGGCCAGGTTGTACTTGATGGTCCGGGCATACTCGCCCGGGAGGTTGACCACCGTGTTCAGGCTAGCGATGGAACTCAACCGCTCCCAGGTGGCCAGCTTCAGGGTGTAGATCTGGTCCGGAACCGGATAGAGATAGAGGTTGGAACTCGGGTACTGCTGGTCCCACCACATGGAATTGGGCCTGGCCGACAAGGTTTTGAGCGGGATGGCTTGATAGGCCTCCAGGCTGATCACTGCCACGGGGTAGTCGATGCCGTTAAGCGATGCGATGGAGTCCACCACGCGCATGGGCCGGGTGGGGAGCGCGATAATCTGCCCGGTGGTCGGGTACTGAGTCTGTGTCACGCACGGAATCAAGAGGCTGGACGTGCTCCACGAGTCCAGGAGCATGTTGAGAGCTTCCAGGCCGTCCGCCCCCTCGGCTGAGGTCATGACCTCCCCTGATTCCAGGGCCATGATAAGGCGCAGTGCCCCGGATATGATGTCCGCTGCGGTGGCCATGGATTATTCCCCGCTCCCCAGGCCGGCCGCGATCTTGGCTTGAAGCGTCTCCAGCTTGATATTCGACGGTACGAACATCCCCATGGAGTCCCGGGCGTAGCTGATAAGCTCGTCCCGATTCAGGAAGGACAACTCCTCCGGGAGCACGGGCTTTTTGGGAAAGGGCTCATTGTGCCAGCCATCGGCCAGGGCCGCCTCCACCTCCTCGACGGTGTAGAAGATGCGGGCCTCCTCAGCCGGGTGATAGAGGTAGGTGGGCAAGTCGTATTCGATCTTGCCCTTGACGCTGGTCCCCACGTGGCGGTCAAATCCTGTCATGGTGAGCCGCCTTAGGCGATAACGCCGGTGTCGATGTTTTCCGCCCGGTACCAGGAGACCATCCACACTTCGGCGCCGGGGGTGATGGGCGATGAGGTGGCGTTCATGAACTGGATGGCGATGGTGTTGGGGGCAGAACAACGGCAGTTTCCGATGCTGACGCCGGGGGTATGGCTCGGTTTGTTGGCCTCCACGAAGTCCGTGGGCAGAAGCCCGGGAACCGTGAAGGTCTGCTCGTTGGTGCTGTTGGCCGGGACGGACCCCACGTTGAATGTCAACTGGATGAGTCCGTCCCGTCCTTCTCTGAATCTCGCGCCCATGATGTTCCTCGCTGGCCGGGAGGAGCCAAAGCCCATCCCGGCCCGGTTGTTAGTTGCAGGCGATCCTGGCGGCCCATTGCGGACGAAGAGCCGCGTAGCCGTAGATGATGTCCAGGCGGCAGGGGAACGAATCGGTGTTGATGTCGTAGGCCCTGACGATGCGGAGACTGATGCCCTCGAAGTTCTCCCGGGCCGCGAAGTCCACTCCCTTAGGCACGACCAGGTCGCAGGTAGCGAAACAGAAGGCGTCGCGGTGGTAGGCCAAGGACAACCCGTAGTTCTGGGCGTTTGTGCCCACCTTGGTGATGATAGCCGCGTTGGCCGGGGAAGCGGTCACGTTCTGACGGTTGCCCGAAGTGATGATGCCTGGAGCGATGGCCACGTTGCCCGCTCCGCCAGCATAGGCGCTGGTGACCACGAACTGCTGGAGGACCCCCATGTTGGCCCGGGTCTCCGGATGCACCTTGTAGACGCCGGCGATGGTGATGATGTCGCCAGCGGCGAAGGTGCCGGTTCCGGTGTTCACGGCCAGGTTCATGGAGAGGGGGGAGGATCCCACCTGGCCGGCTCCGTTCACCAGATAGGCCGAGTTGTCGGTCCCGGAGGTGAAGCGCTGGAGCAGGGTGTTCTCGTAGAAGTCGAAGCCGCTGGTGCGGCCCATCTGCCCTTCCTTGTACTGCTTGGCCACGGACGCCGAGTCCTGGAACAGGCCCTTCAACTGATCCACCAGGTCCACGTTGTCCTGGGTGTTCAGGATCACCGAGCGATTGGTGTCCATGGGGGCAAGCGCGTCGTTCAAGAGCTTACGGCCCTGAAGCACCTTGTTGAAGGTGATGGCCGCTCCGGGGTTGTTCACCTGGTTATAGACCGAGTTGACCATGGAGAGGGCGTCCGCCTCCACGTTGGCGGCCAGGACGGACACAGCCGGCTCCAGGATACGGTCCGCGAAGTCCTGCAAGCTCAAGGTGAGGTCGATGGAGGTGAACCGGAGGTCCACGCCCTTCTGCGCCGATATGGTGACCGGCGCGGTAATTTCCACGGTGTCCTGCGTGGCCAGCGTGGCTCCGTTGCGGATTACGTACTGGTTGGGGAGACGCACGTTCAGGGTTTGACCGATCTGCGCTTCCTTGTTGGCGAACTGATCGTCATAGGACCTGTTGATCGTCCCGACGAAGTTCAGCTTCTGGTGCAAGATCGCCAGGGCCTTCCTGGTGATCATGGTGGGTGTGAGAATCGCGTTAGCCACGCCGGACCTCCTGAGTCCTACCCTTCAGGGGGAATCACGAGAGCCTTCCCTCGCGCCTCCTCCTGAAAGGGCGTGTTGAATTGTTGTGGGCTATGCGCCCGTCATCTTTTTTGGCTCCGTTTGCGGTCCCATTCCATCCAGGCGTTGATGTCCTTGGGGCCATGCACGGGGTCAAAGGCCTCGGCCTCTTTGCTGCCGGAGCCCACAGTGTTGATGGGGTCAGGAGCGCTCGTTGGTTTCTTGTTCGCCCTGGCGGTCTTGATCCGCTCGGAGATGCGACCGATCTCGATAAGCTGCTCCTCGGGGGACAGCTTAGCGATCCTCCCGGCTTCCTCGGGCTTCTTTCCGAGATAGTAAGCGACGTCGTGGCCGCCTTCGACCCGGACCAACGCGGCACCCATGTGCGGGGTGACCGAAAGGTCTTTGTGGAAAACCTCTTTGAAGTCGGGGTGCGCTTTCTCGGCCTCTTCGAAGAAGCTGAGGGCCTTGGCCTGACGTTCGGCAACGGCGGCCTGTTCCCTCTGGTTGTGGGTCGTCAGCTGCTGGCGAATGCTGGTTTCGTGGAGGGTCTTCTGAGTCGCCCAGATGGACATGGCCGCCATGTACTGGCCCGAGTCCTGGAATTGCTCCGGTTTGGGAGCGGGAACCTGGAATGCGAGATGCGGGGGGATGTCGGCAGGCGGCCCATTGGGGTCCTGGCCGGGCTGAGCGGCACCGGGCTGCCCTGGCTGCGGCTGCCCCTGCTGAGGAATGCGGCCCTCAGCGACGCCCTTCCAGTAAGCGGCCTCGCGGGAGGCTTCCTCGGCCTTGCGCTCGGCTTCCCGACGGTGGAACGTCACCTCGTCGAGACGCTTCTTGGGTATCGTCTCCGGCTCTTCTTTCTTGGCCGCCACCTCCTCGCCCTCGGGCTTGGACTGCTCGCCGTCTCCTGCAGGCTTCTCTTCGGCAGGCTCCGGATCGGAGACCACGCCGGAGATCATCTCCGCGACGGTCAGCTCGCGTTTGGTCGGGCTCGGCTTTGCCCCTTCGGTATTGGCGCCGGAAGCGCCGGTTTCACCCCCGGCGTCAGGTGCTGTCGGTTCTACGATGCTCAGGATGTCGTCATCGGCCATTGGTGCGTCCTCCTGGGACTGGGTTTGCCCGGGATTAAGCGCCCGGTGCGCGTCCGAAATTGTTGAACGGGGGCCTGTCCAGGGCCTCCCGCTGATGATCGGTCTGCATGTGCGCGAACTCTCGGTCGCCTGCGGTCATGAGCGCTTTCTGCTGGGCTGCGCGCATGTCGATGGCTGCCTGGTTAAGCTCTGCGGCGTGCATGTGGAGATCGTGCAGCGCGTTGTGGTGCTGGCCCTGGAGGGCAAGAGCGTCGGACTGTATCTGCATTTGCTTGGCCTGAAGGTCCAGTTGCTGCCCCTGAACGCCAAGCTTAGCCTTTGCGACCTCGGCTTGCGTCCGGTCTGTCACGGCCTTGAGCTTGGCCTGCTCCAGCTGCTCCTGAGGGCTCGGGGGTGCGGGCGTACCCGGGTTGACCACGTTCGGGGGCATCGTGGCCCGGATGCGGTCCGCGATCTTGTCCGAGTTGGGGAAGCTCATCCCCTCCACCACCAAGTCCATGATGGCCGCTCCGGTCTGCGGCACGGCCTGTATCAGCTGTAACAGCGCGTCCGCCTCTTCCAGACGCTGGGAGGCGTAGCTCGGGCCACTGGTGACCACCACGTCGTACTTGCCGGCGCTGAGGTCGTTGAGAGTGATGTCCCCAAGCTTCTGGTTGACCATGACCATGCCGACCTTACCGTCCTCGCCCATGACGCGGACCACGCGCTCCGTGTCGTAGATCTTGGGGATGAGGTCGATGAGGATTGCGCCCAGGCAGCGAATGGCCCGGTTCAAGTTGTCGGAAAAATGGAAATAGGACTTGTCGGCCTGGCGCTGCCGGGAGCGGATGGCCTTCCCGCTCTGCTCGTTGGACTGATTTCCCATGGAGGCGTCGAAGATGCCCATGGTGGCCTTCATGTCGTCAACGGACTGCATACCCTCGGCAATCATGCCCTGAGGGACGTCCGGGGGCATCGTGCGCTGCGGAGGCGGCACGCCCTCCACGTGGGTGTAAGGCAGGATGGCGAGGGGCTCGACGTTGGCGTTTTTCCAGACGTCAAGGTGGTCGGCAATCTGCTCCATCGTGGCCGTGAAGGGAGCCTTGGGAGCCAGGGCCAGCAGTTCAGCCCGACGGGAGCGGTCGTAGTTGTAGTATTGCTGCGCGCCCTTGGCGTGGCGGATGAGCCCGGAGAGGATCTTTTTGCCCTCGATGAACATCACCTTGGGATCCACGCGCACGATGGGGATGAAGGCCCCGGGCCAGCGCTGCGGACCCTCCAGAATTTCCCCGGAGGTCATTTTGCACCACATGATCTTTGGCCGCATGACCTTGCGTATGCGGGGTTTTCCGTTTTCTCCCCTGGCAATGAACGGCTTGAGGTTATTTTCCTCGACCTCGTCCATCTCCAGCGTGGAACCGTCCTCCATCTGGGCGATCTCGACGGACTCCTCTTCACGCCAGAAATACTCGGCTACGCGGACAGCGTCTTCGGTGTCCCAATCCTCCTGGATCTGGCCGTCAACGGCTTCCCACTGGCCGAGCGCGTCCGGGTAGCGCTCCTTGAAAGCCTCACGGCTCATCACCTCTTCGATGTGCGCCCACCGGCAGTCGGAGTTATCCGGCTCCACGGCAAAGGGATCCATGGAGACGTTGAACACGTTCCAAATGGGCTTGATGAGGATGTCCTGGTTGAAGCCGTCATCGTTGCTGTAGCGAGTCACCACGCGGAAATATCCGTAGTAACCAGCCGACACGGCGACCTCCCCGGCGTGGTCGTAAGCCACGTCGGCCATGGAGATGTATTCGATGTTCCGGATCAGCCCAGAGAAGATGTCAGCCTTGACGCTGTCGGCCTGGTCGTCCTTGGGAGTGACCTTGATGGCCGGGCGGTTCTGCCGGAGATCGTTGACCACTTGGGCCACGAATACGGGCATGCGGTTGATTGTGATCACCGGCAACTTGAAGAGCTTGCGCTGGTCCAGGACGCCCTTGTCCCACTGCTCATCCCCGCCGTTCAGGAATTTGAGGTCGTTAACCGCGTTCTCGCGGTTCTCCTCCTCGTGATCGTGAGCGATCTTGTGGCGCTTGAGGGACGCGGCGATGATCTTCTTTTCGGCCGCGTCGGAGAGGGTCTTCTTGTAGACCTTCTCGGGGCTGTCGGGCTTGGAGCCCATGACCTCGGGAGCGTTTTCGCCGGTCTTCATGTGGGTGTCCCCGTGGGCCGCAGAGAGGCGAGGGAGATCGTCTTGGATGTCTTGCGTACCCATCCCATGGAAAGTACAAAGGCATCCGCCAGGTTAGGAGATGAGACACCTCGACGCTTCATCTCATCCTTCCCTTCCACTTTGATTTTTCCGCTGGGTAGATAGGCATAGATCGGCGTTGAAAGTTCAGCCGTCAGCTTGTTCCGCAATGGGAACACCCTGAGGCTGGACTGCTTCTCGGAAAAGAATTCTCGGGCTTTCCACCACAGCTCATCGCGCCGGCGGTTGAAGCGCTCTGATGAAGCGGCTGTTTCTGCCACATTGACGGGGACCACCGGGAGGCCCCACCCTGAAAGAGTATGGGCGACTCCAGCTCCCCATCCGATAGAATCCACAAGCACCTGGTCTGGCCTTGTGGCTTGAGAATCGTAAATCTCGCGCATTCTTCCTGCTATCTGCATGGTGTCCGCAAAGCGAAACTCTTCCGCCCCGAGCACCTCGCCGCCCTGGCGGATCACTACGGCAGACGGGTCGCCTCCGAGCGACATGCCCACGTCTGCCCCCATCACAACGGGCGCCTCAGGGTAGTGGACATCCCGATCAAATGCCTCTTGGATCAACCCCAAGGGGATCAACACGTCGTCCGAGGAAGAATCGAAGGAGCATTCATACTCTTGAGCGTACTGCGCATCCGTAAGCTGATCCTTGGCCGAGGAAAGTTCCTCGAAGGGGATGAGGTCCGTCTTGCTTGAGGGGAAGCAGGCCGCATACCATTCAGGGTTACGTAATGCCGTCTGGTAGAGATCAAAAAAGTGGTTATGCCCGCGTGGAGTGCCTATGAAGATGGCAAATCCCTTGCGGTCACTCAGGGCGGGCCTGATGACCGTAGGATAGGCCTCAGGCCGGAAATCCGCATATTCGTCCAGGACCGCACCATCGAGGTAGAGCCCACGAAGGCTGTCCGGGTTATCCGCACCGTGCAGGCTGATCCTTGCTCCGTTGGGCAAGTCGGCACGCAGCTCGACCTCATTGAACTTCACTCCGGGAAGCGGAGAGCAATATTTGCGGATGTAGTCCCAAGCCACGCGCTTTGCCTGCGTATATGTGGGGGCGATGTAGGCAAATCTGCCGTTCTCCCGCTTCCCCCTGGAAGCCGCATCCACGAGGGAATTTACGCAAAGCACCGTTTTCCCGAAACGCCGATGACACACGAGTACCGAAAAGCGTTTGAGGTTGGCGTGGATTTCCCGCTGGAACCGGTGGGGCACATAGCCTGTAGAGACGCACTCCACGCTATTCTCCGGGCGCACGGTCGATCCCTGTGATGACCTGAAGAGTGACGGAACCCGTGTGGTTGTGCTCCACCTTGTCCCCGAACATGCCGATGTGCTTGCCCTGAAGCTGGATGGCCTTGAGGGCGGAGCCGAAGTCTTCCTTCGCCATAGCCCCTTTGCGCGTCTCTTCCAGGTCCTTGAGCACCTTGTCCTGGGTGATCTCGGTGCGAGCGACCCTCTTCGCCATGGCCTCCTGGATGGCCGTCTGGACATGGGGGCGCTGCATCATTTGGGAGGCCTGGGCATCGGGATGTTTGGACCTGGACCCGGCACGAACAAGCGCGGCAGACGCGTTCAAATCCACGATATATTCGCGGGCGAACTGCTGTTCCAGCGCTGTGAGCTTCCGGGTCGTTGACTTGGGCATGGCTACTTGCCGTCCCCTATGAGCAGCGTTTCCACCCGGGTGATGCGCTCTCCGTGGGAGTCAATCTTCTCCCACTGCCGGGCGCTGTCCGTCTCGGCTTCGGCTTTGGTCCGGTAGCTCTTGGCCAGGGACAGCTGGCATTCGGCTTGACTCTTACGATACTCGGTGAGGAGGTCTTCCAGGCGCTCTATCCAACGCTTGAGCATGTAACCCAAGACCCCGAGAAGGATGGGATTGAGGGCCATGGACAGGAGCGCCAGGGTGTTCATTTAGGCACCTCGATCTCCCTAAGGCTTCCCCCGAACCAAACGGGGATGTCTCCGGGCCTCGCCGCCTCTCCGTTGCGATAGGCGGGATGCCTGGCAATCCCGGCTTGTTCCAACGCCATGGCGGCGAACTCGCTGCAGAAAAACTTGTGGCAGCCCTCGGACACGTACCCGAGGATGTTGGCAAACAAGCCCTCGTAATTGTAGGGCACGCCCCGGCCGCACTCTTTAAGGGCGAATGACTTGATGCGTGCTTGCGTCTCGGGAATGATGCCCTGAGCCTGGAAGGCGAAGACGCGCCCGTTGTACCCCTGGATGCGTTCCGACAGGAGCCGAAGCTCAAGACCCGTTGCCAGGGCTTCCACCAGGAACACGCGGTCGCAGTTCTCTGGGTCCAGGTCACGCACGATCAAAGAGGCGTGGCTGAACTGCGAGAACATGCGGATCGCCCGTCCAAGCAAGTCGTTGCCCTGCCACAGAATGACAGTGCCGGTGGAGAGCCACGGCCGGATGGCCGGGTAGGAGCACAGGGGAACGCGGGTCAGGTCCACGGTCAGTACCCAATCCTGGCGGTGACGCTCCCGCTGGAGAAGGCGGTCGTGATGAGCTGAAGTAGGCAGTCACCCGCACCTATGTAGGTCGTCTCGGTGGGGGTCGTGTAGCTGGCGATGGTTCCCCAGGTTGCGCCCAGGTCGAAGCTCCGCTGAAGCGCGACCGTCGCGCTGAACGTCCCCCGGATGGAAATGTCGCACGATTTGCCCGCATCCACCCCGAGGGAGGGGCACGCCTGCCCGTTGCCCGTGAGGCTGGCGGATTGGCTGGGCATTACAGGGCCGCTCCAGCCACTTGCGTGGCGATGGCAACGGCCTGCAACGCGAAGTTCGCCCAGGCAACGTAGCCGTTGATCTGGGAAGCGGTGGCCGAGCTGATGACCGGGGTCGAGGCGGTCAAGTTGGTGATGGCCGCGCTTGCGCCAGCGGCCTGGGAGGCGGCGGTCTTCACGTCACCGATCACGGCCAGGGCGTTTTGCTGGGGGGTGTTCTTGGTGGATGTCCCGGCACAGGCTCCGATCTGGAGGCAAATGCCGAGAACGATGGCCAGGGCCGGGAAAAGCATGAACTTACGCATGGGGTTGATCCTCCGAAGGGTTAATTTGTGTCGGGTTGGGAATGGCGCTGTCCACTAGCGGCGCGACATTGGCCAGGGCCGTGCGCAATCCCACGCCACCGAGAACCACACCCACGCAGTTGAGTGCGGGCGCATAGGGAGAGAGGGCCGGCAGATACGGGGCTGCCTGCCCCGCGGCCAGGAGCAGCGTGCCGAGGATGGTCTTCCAGCCGTAGCGGGCGATGAGGCTAGCGAGCATGAGGCCTCCGGTAGATGATGGGGCGCACGAGAGCCCCGATTGTGCCGCCGATGGTGAGTGACCAGCCGAACGGCAGGCCACAGTCACGCAGGCGACAGGCGATGTGCATGGGATTGAGATGGTGTTGCAGCCACGCCCTCATGACGGCCACTCTCCGGTCTGGAGCATGGTTGCCAGTCGCTCGACGCGGGCATGAGCCTGCTGGTCCCATGCGGAGGCGCGGAGATGGGCGGCGGCTTGGTCGAACTGGCCGTCGGTAATGAGCCGGATGGTGGGAGCGAAAGCGAAGACGCCCTTGACGCCAAGCACGTACATTGCGCTCACGGCCACGGCCTGGCGTGCGGGGTCTAAGTTGTCCCAACCGTAAAAATTTGCGTCGAGTGAGGCGAGACAGCGATTGAAGCAGACTTCGAAAGCGTTGTCTGCCTGCTCCTGTGTCCAGCGCATGGTTGATGCCATGGTGGGCGTACAGTGCAATTGGGAGACGATGTTGTACCCGTATCCGATGGTCCAGATGCCGCGCGTGTCCTGGTAGGCGACGAGTTTACAGCCCTCGTCGGACTTGATCAGCGCTTCGGTGCGTAAGCGGGTGTCTGGCGTGATTGGCATGGCCCGCAGTTACCCCGGGCCTTGTCCAGAAATCTGGCATTTTTCTGGAGAATCTACATGGGTCGCTCAAGTTTCTTGGCCAGGGACTCCACCTCCCTGGCCGTGTTCTCCGTCACTCCGTAGCGTCCGGCCGCCTCAGCATACCGGCCCGGGTTTACCCTGAGATAGCTCAGGATGGCCGCGTCGCGCACGGCCCGGCGCAAGAGGGGCTCCGTGATTGTCCCGTGCGTCTGAACCCACTCCAGGGCTTTGAGCAGGGCCTCAGAGGGCACAGCGTGGGCGAGGAAGGTGGATTTCATTCCTCTATCGCCATCGCCCCGCACGACGCTTTATGCTTCTCCAGGAACTTTTTGCGCTTGTCCTCGTCCATGAGGTGCGTTGTGATGTGTTCGCCACAGAATGGGCAACCTATGCTGATGGTCGCGCTCTCCAAGTCGGAGCACGCTTCGCGCAGGACCTTGCGCTCCTGTTTGTTTCTCGGGACGATCCAACTCTCGACAAAGTCCACGAGCCGTTGTCCACGGTGGCCCTTTTGATAACCTGCGGCCAAAGCCTCAGCCATGCGGTCAGAACGTGCAGTCGTCATGATTTCTTCGTTATTCTCCGTCCCTGCGTTTTACTACGTCTCCTGCGAACGACTTGATCTCCAGGAGCACCTGGCCGCCACGCATGACATTGCCCCACTCGATGACGGTTCGCTTGAGTTGCGAGTCATCGTTCCACACGCCAGCTTTGGTCAGCGCATCGAGCAGCGACTTGCCGGCGAAGTTGTCCTGATCGCGGTTGCGCCGATCTGGCGGCAAGAGCGTGATCTTGATTTCCAGCGGTCCGCACATCGGCAGTCCCTGCAGCTTGGCCGCCAGGACGTAGCTCTTGACCGCCAGACGGTAGATCTTGGCCTTGGGGTTGAGCCTGAGGCCTTTGCGCCCGGTAGGCGTCCAGGCCTTGTTGGTCGACACGGGCCAGGGCAGTCTGAGCTGGATCATTTTTTTCTCCCCGACTTTTTCCCGTCGCCGCCCCTCGCGTGCGCGCGCGCAATATATAAGCCTAAGAGGCTTATATAATTGCGCAGTCCTCTCCGGTGACAGGGAACCCGCATGGATACTGGATTTTACGTTCCGTCCCCGGCGTCCCCAAGAAACCGTGCCTTGGCTCTGGGGACAGGCAACCCGCATGGATACTAGCTTTCTGGACTTGTTTAATGATTCCGGGGTGGTGACGTAATTATCAATCGTTATCATTACGAATTGTCCTCTTCTTTAAACAAATCGTAGTCACCCGGCTCCAGCATCCCGATGCCTTGAGCGAATGGTCCGGTGGGAACGTCGAGCCACTGTTCAGCCTTGCTCCCCCCGGCGCGGTATTTGGCGATCTTCTTCTCGTCGAGGAGAACGCGCCCCAGCCACTCCAGCTTATTTCTTCCCACGGCCCTCAGGGATTCAGGAAGCATCTCCCGACGTTCAAAGAGCCCATACCGGCCCATGTGCTGGAACGGATGACCCTGGGCCGCAGCGTGTTCGATGACCTTGACCAGGAGCTTGAGCGCCTTCGGGATGTTCTGGGCATCGAGCTGCTTCACCCGGTCGGTGGAGACGACCAACAGGCCACGCTCGTCGCGAATGAAGGTCTTGAGCTCGTTGTCGCCGGGGTAGTTGTGCTTGGCCAGGCCGCCACAGACCACCCGGCCGCGCATGTATTCGACATCCAGGTCCTTGCAGAGCTTCTTGGCCTTGATCTCTTCCTCGGGCCACAGGACGTAAGCGCCGCGGGCGTGGTCCACGAACCCGGCCGAGCCGCTGATCTTCACTTTTGCGGCGTCCAGGTCCTTGATCCCGTCCGGGAGCTTGTTCAGGTGGTGCACTGCGATAACCGCAGCATGGGCCTTCTTGGCCAGGTGGGTGAGCATGCCCATGACAGCCGCCCCGACCTTACGGTCGTTGAGATCGGCCCACACGAAGCAGGCCAGCGGGTCGATGATGACGAGGCGCGGCTGAATGCGGATGATCTGCTCCACCATCTCCTGCCACCATGGCGTTGCCTCGCACCCCTGGCGAGTCTCCATGGCCATGGCTTTGAGGCCGTCCATGTCCGGCAGACAGAGCACGTATAGCCCCTGCGGGAACGTCCCACAGAGGTTCGCGGCCCGCCGATGTATCTCGTCGATGTCGTCCTCAGCGCAGAACATGACGACGGGCCCATGTTGCATGACCTTGTGTCCGAACGTACCGGGCGAAGGGTTCAGGTCGATGCCCTCTCCCGGCGCCTGGCAGGTCTTGATGGCCAGGTCCAGAGTAAGGAGACCCTTGCCCGTTCCGCCCGGAGCCGCGAAGATGAACGCACCGTCCATGGGGATGACGTGCTCCACGAGCCATTCGCGCTCGGGCACCTCCCGGCCGTTCAGCTGGGCCAGGCCGAAGTCCGATATCCTGGTGGTGTAGCCCTTGGCGTACATCCGGACCGCGTCCAGGCCCTCCAGTGCGTGCAGGTCGTTGAAGTCCTTGGGATGGGAAGAGAGATCACGGAACTCAGGCCAGACCACGGTCGCACCGATTGCCTGGGCCGCCTTGTGAGCCGATTCCACTCCCACGTTCTTCGGGACTCCGTTGACTACAGTCCAGCGGTCGTTGTCGGCGGCAAGGATAAATTTTGCTGTCGGGAAAACCTCCTTTGCGGCCAATGAGGCCGGCTCGAGTCCTCCGGAGTTGAAGGCGACGATGACGGTCTCGCCGGTTGCCATGTGGATGCTTGCTCCGGTCGCGTAGCCCTCGCACACGTAGACCGTCCTGGACGCATCAGGCGACGGGGACGTGATGACGTGGAAAAGACCAGAGTTCGCTTGTCCAGACAGGAACCGCTTGACACCGTCAGGTTTGATACGCTGCACCCCCCGCACTTCGCCGCGGCTATTGCACATGGGGATAAGCAGCTCACCACGTTGATCGATGCGGCACCCAAAGGACACGACCCCTTTCCTCGCGAGGTAGGGGTGTTCCGTGGCTTCGGATGCCGCATCGAAAATTTGTTTTGCTCGGAGTGCTGCGGCGTCCGCTTCCCGCGCGCGATCTGCGGCAGCCTCCTCTTTGGCGCGGCGGTAAAAATTTTGAACTTCCTTGAGCTCTTCGTGGCTCAATTCGTAATTGGCTTTGGAGCACCAGGATTCTGACAATTCATGCTTCCATGCCCCGAACGCGCCCGCCGGGATGCCGTCGCCATGGAAAACGTACCAGCCACCCTTCTTGCCGCCCTTCTCGTCGGGCAGATCGAAGCGGTGGATGCGCCCGTCAGTGATGATTTCAGGACGCCCCAGGCCAGAGGCCGCGATGGCGTCCCGAAATCCCTCCAGGGCCTGGGGAAAAGTCACCCTGACCGGAGCCGCGTCTTCGTCCTGCCGCCTGGCGGTGTTGAGGTCGATGACCTTCATTGGGGGGTTCCCTTCCTCATTCACCGAGGGCTCCAACAGGTCTTGGAGAAGTTGCACATGCGGCACTCCATGCGCGCCTCGTCGGAGAACGCACGCGGCAGCAGCTCGCCGGCCTGGTTGGCCAGAAAGATGCGCTCGGCCCGGGCCAGCAGGTTGGCGTAGGTACTTTGGTCGAACGCCACGAGGGCGTGGTGACGCTCCATGGTGTCGGCGTTGACTGCAGTGAAGAGCCCGCGGGGAATGTTGCAGCCGCCCATGAGCAGCTGCATCTGTCCAAAGTAGCGCGGAAATGTCCAGCGCAGTCCGTCCTTGACGACCTTCTTCCACCACTTCGAGCCGAGGCCCTTGCACTCCCACAAGGCCGGCAGCTCGATGGGGCTCGCTCCGTCGCCCATCCAGTGGAGCAGCAAGCCGTCCGGATGGCCCAGAACCTGGCCGTCCAGCCAGGACGCCTCAAACTGCTTCCCGGTGCGTGGATCGACGTCGGCCAGGATGAACCCGGCGGCACGCAGGCGCCGGATCATGAGCGCCTCGATCCAATGGCCGCGCGCGAAAATGTCCTGCTTGCTCCCGGAGGGGATGGAGTCCGGGTCGGTCTCCAGGGAATAGTATTGGACCGCGCGCTCGCAGGGGTCTCCCAGCACCGATGCGCCCAGGTAATCACGCTTCGGCTGCTCTGCGTCCTCGCTGTCGATGGCTTGGTCGATGTGCCAGTCCATGCGGCCCGAGATGGCAGGCGCGGATTTCGAGTTGAGGTCGATCACAGGGTGACCTGGTGCCAGCCGAGTTCGGATTCGAGGTCGTGGATCTGATCCAGCAGCTTCTGGCGTTCCTGGTCACCGAAGCCACCTTTGGACCGGATGGACTGTATCTCCTGGCGCAGCTCATGGTTCTCCTCCAGCACGGCCTTGAGCTGCTCCTGTGTCTCGCGATGATGGGAGAAGTTGAGCGCCTGCTGCTCCCGGGCCGCGCAGCCGCAGGAAACGACCTGCTTTCTCCGGAGGTGGACGCGGGAGGCGTACTTGATCCCTCCGCACGAGCAGTCGCACAGCCAAAGGATGTTCCCCTGTGAGTCGCGTCTCTTGGACGCCTTACGCACGGTCAGCCGACCGAACTTGTGGCCGGTCAGGTCGCGGGGGAGGGTAGAAGTCATAGTTGCGCCTACGAAAAAACTTCAAAAGTAGTTGTAATAAAATACTGCATGCCAATCACTCCACCAGTATGTGCTTAATGGTGCGAGAATCGTTTTCAGCTATCGGAAGCGCGAGGCGAAGGCCAACAATGCACAGGTCGTTAAAACTGAGGTCCGTTTTGGCAAGCACAACTGCAATCTGCTTTTCGAGTGAGTCCGGCAAACGGACGCTTTTCGGCTCGTTGCGCTTGGCCACTGGCTATTCCCGGTCGCTGTGCTGCTCGTCAGCGCGTTCCACTGGGAGCACACCGGCCGCGTGCGTCGCCATGGACTCGACGTCGCGGAACCATGAGCACCTTGTGCGCCGAGCATTGAGCCCCAAGCGGCAGACGTCGTCAGGTGTGAGCGCGCCTGGGCGAGAATTTGAACATCGGGCACAAGACATAAATTTCCCCTCAGCCTTTATTTCCGCCCCTCCTCCCGGTATTGGAGAATCACCCCTGAAACCCAAACCGAGAGGAGGAACGAAATGTCGAACGATCAGCCTACTGGATCACCCGTCACTGACTTGTTGTTGGTTGGGCAGCTGCAACCTGTTCAGCAACTGCTCAAGGAAGTCCTTGCCTCTAACCTGGCCATTCTCGATGTGCTGGGCCAAGTCCATGCACTTGATACGAAGGTCATTCTCCAAGGGTACATGGAAGCTCAGGCTAAGCGTCGTTTTTGAGAAACGCGGACGCTTTTTCAGCCCCGTAGACCGCCCTGAGGGCTTCACCCTTGGAGACCCCCAGGAGGTCAAGGAGCATAAGCTCCTCGGCCTTAGTCGCGGCAGACGACATCGTGCCGCACTGGTTTGCGAACTCCCGGATCGGGTCACTCCAGGTGTATGTTCGGGGTGCCTGATCCGGGACCTGGATTCCCTCTGCCTTGACCTGAGAAGCGTGCTCCTCATGCTCATCCAGTTGGTGCTTGATGGCCTGCAACGGGTCGGACAGGTCATAAATGAGGATCTTGTGTTTCACGCTCTACTCCTCGCCCTCTCGGGCCGTTACAGGTTGCACCAACCACCGCACGCCCTGCCAGATAGCGAACCCCACGCACCAGACGGCGTAGGCGGTGAGCAGAATACGGATGATGATCATGAGGGGTCCGGTGTGTTCGGGGGGACGGGGGAAGGGCCGTACAAGAATGGGGTCAAGCGCTTGATCGTCGAAAGACGAGGGTCGCAGTTCCCCTCAAGGAGCCGTGAAATCGTGGACTGGGGTATGCCGGTAGCCTCTTCCCACTCCATCTGGGTCCAGCCTTTGCGCTGAAATTCGGCTTGAAAATCTTGGATGATGTCCATGGAGTAGTGTGTACCCGAAGATGAATAATTTTGCAACGCCATAACCCATATTCAAATATGACACTCTTAAGGGGAGGCAGTACATGGAAAAAATGGGAATCCTTCATGACGCTAAGGATGGTGTTGCGCGCCAAGGTATGAAGCAAGAAGCTTTGGCAGAAAAAACAGGGGTTTCTCAGTCAGCAATTTCTCGGCTTTTGAAAGGCCAGGGATCTATGAGGGCAGATAACCTGGCAAAAATCCTTGATTTCATGGGGGCGAAGCTCACTTTTCCTGACGAAAGATCTGAACTCGCAAAGGATGTTAGGTGGGTGGACGCGAAAATAGTCCCGGCGGGGAGCGGTCAGAATCTACCGCCCCAAGAAGATTATTTCGCCGTCCCCCTCGTGGGTGAGGTCGGTGCCGGTCCAGGCGTAATGTCCACCGGCTTGATTCGGAGCTGGGTGCTGGTCTACCGACATCAGCATGCTATCCAGTTCCGGCGTAACCTCCTGGCCGTGGAAATCGAGAAAGGGTCAACCTCCATGATTCCCTTGCTCAGGCCAGGGGATATCGTCCTGGTGAACCGGGACGACTTCACGCCGGACAAGCCAGGAGGGATATTCCTGGTGCGAGAGCCGGGGCAAGATAGCGGGGCCATGGTCAAGCGCGTGGCCACGAAGCAGCGCAACGGGGATACCCTGGTCACGTTTTACAGCGACAACGCGGCGGAAAACCCTCCTACATCGTACAGCCTGGGAGCTGACTACGGTGGTGTGATTTCCAACGCCATCGTCGGGCGCTGCATCTGGTCGTGGTCGGATCTTTCTGGGAAATAATGCCCACACTCTACCTCGCCGGCCCTCTCTTCTCCGAAGCCAAGCAAGCATGGCACCGTGCCACCAAGGCCCGTATTGAGGCCGAGACGAGGCACACGGCCATTTGGCCTTACGAGCTGTTCGACCAGGCCGAGATTGCGAGCTGGGGAGCGGATGGCCCGCGCCGGGTGATGGAAGTTTGTCGGGATGCTCTGGCTGCCTGTGACCTTGTGGTGGCCCTGCTGGATGGCCCCCAGGTGGACGACGGCACGGCCTGGGAGATCGGCTATGCGCACGCGCGGGGAATCCCCGTGATCGGGATCAGGACGGACTTCCGCCAAGCCGGGGATGTGCCCGGGGCCGTGGTCAACTCCATGATCCACGGGAGCTGTAAGGTGATCGTGAGGGACGTGGGGGAGTTGGTGGAAAGGATCAAGGAGGCTATTATATGAAACCACCCGAGAGACTTTTAAAGAAAAAATGCCAGTGCGGTAGCTTGCTGACATATTTTTCATTGGTGGGAATACCATACATGCCAGAGTGGTTTTCTCTTGCATTATGCAAAGAAGAAATTGAAAGTGAATTGCCATGGTTCGCCCCAGGATTACTTACAACTAACTTAATAATGGGAATGGCATTTACGTCTGAATGCAAAGAATGTGGCTCGATAACGGCGTGGTCTTTAGACAGAGATGAATTTGAATATTTGATTAGCAACGAAAGAGAAAAAGAATACGCAATATCATGGATATACAATCCAAAGTCAATAGAAGACATGTTTGGCAATTTCAAGAATGCGTCAATAAAAGAGCAGCTAATAAGAATTGCAAAAATGTCGGAAGAAATTAAAAACAAAATAGCAGGATAATATGGCAAAAATAATACCGGCATTCCAGAGGGAGAATCTTCCGGGGGAACCCCTTGACCCCACGGGTGGAGATGGTAATTCTGGGGGCATGGACGGCACCTACGAACATCGCCTAACCCGGGTGGAAGACGACCTCTGTGATATCAAGGGAGAGGTCAGAAACCTCCGCTGGTGGATATTGGGGGTTGGGATCGGTATTGTCTCGGCAGTGATTGGGCTTGCCCAGTTCCAGGCCTCTTGGTTCCAGCATTCCCTCGATCAGAACAAAGAGTACGCCAGGGCAGCCAATGACAAGGCCGACAAGACGCTTGAAAGGATTGATCAAAAATTTGAAGTATTTCAACAAAAGCTGGACGCCTTGAAGCCTACAAGCTCTCAGCCGCCAGCCCCGATCATAATCCAAGTCCCAGCCGCACCACCGGCACCTCCGAAGAAATAATTCACCAAGGCCCTCCCCCGAGGGCCTTTTCTTTTTCCCTACCCCCGCATCGCTTCCCGGGCGGCATGCACCAGGAACGCGCTTCGAGCCATACCGTGCGCCTTGGCGTAGTTGTCAATGCTGGCCAGATCATCCTCTGGGATCGTGATGCTCACCTTGACCGCCCGGCGCTGAGGGGCTGGTACGTCAACGACGATGAAGGCAAGAGCCCCTTCGGCAAACTCGTGGGCCTGCACGGCTTCGAGGGCGGACGGAAGGGGGATGCGCTCTCCATCTTCAGTCATCCCGTCGATGTGCAGGGCCAGGGCCTCTTTTGCCATCAAGGCCGCTTCGTTCATATCGATCCCCGCCGTGGCGCATCCGGGAAAGTCGGGGAAGCTCACGCCGAAGTCGCTGTCCTTATCCTTGTGGATGATGCCGATATACGCAGCCATATTTCCTCCTAGCGCAGTCTGACGCCCGACTGCTTTTCAATGCTCTTGATGGTGCCCAGGGGCAAATCCTTCTTCGGGTGAGGCACGGTCACGCGCCCAGGGCGAGATGCGTGCTTAAACTGCCAGTGGCTTCCGTGCTTTTCCACCACATACCAGCCCTCAGCCTCAATCGCCCGGATGATTTCCCTGCTGTTCATGGAGAGAATCTATCCATACTTATCCATACTGTCAAGTGCCTTTCCTCCCTCCTGACTCCCAATGGAATTTTTTTGCACCTACTAGATCATATTCGGGTATTGACCCTTGCATGAATATCCATATTCGGGTAAACCTCTTCTCAACGACGCGCCAAACGCTCCCTGAGCCAGGCGCTCCGGTTGAGTGAAAACTGAATAGCTGGTGATTGGACAGGGAGCGTCCTGGAAGGAGAGGGAGGCGCGGCAATCGGAGTCCGGTCGGTACCACCGGATGATCGCGATTAACGTGCTGCCCCCACTTCGCCTCGGGTCGTCACGGGTAGGGACCGTATGCATCCGGTCGAGCGTGGTTAAACCACGGATTTAAGGCCCCGCTGACTTCCTTTGGCTGATGGAGCGCGCCCCCCTCAAAAGTTTGGTCAGCATGGGACCTCCTTTTTGAGGGGCATTGACCCTCAACGTGCCTGATATCCAGGACGTTCCCAGTTGTCCACGCATCAGCGAGGAACGCGCCAAACGCGGTGAGGCCATGCGAACGACCCAAACCCTTCGGGGGCCAGCGCTAAACAAGCGGCGATGGTGGGAAGGGGAAGGCCACAAGCTAGCGGGCGCAAGACGAGAGACGGAAACAACCACAACCGGGGGAGCCATGGGAATCAAGATCAAACTCACTGAACTCGAAGTCTGGTTGGACGAGGAATACTGCCTGAAGGCGGTCGAGAACGACGGCTACGCGCTCCGGTACGTCAAGGAGCAGACCGAAGCTGTCTGCCTGAAGGCGGTCGAGAACGACGGCGACGCGCTCCAGTACGTCAAGGAGCAGACCGAAGCTGTCTGCCTGAAGGCGGTCGAGAACGACGGCGACGCGCTCCGGTACGTCAAGGAGCAGACCGAAGCTGTCTGCCTGAAGGCGGTCGAGAACGACGGCGACGCGCTCCGGTACGTCAAGGAGCAGACCGAAGCTGTCTGCCTGAAG